ACGAGGGCGTCCAGCACGCTCTAAGTGCTTCCGGTCGGCAGCAGGCTCACTGCCGCGCTTAAGGAAGAACTTAAGCAAGGCTCCAGACCCAGAGAGAGGATCCCTCGGGATTCTGGACGACACAACATACCCTTTGACTAAAGGGGCATGTAGGTGTCGGTCCATTTTCTGAGTCTCATAACCCAGAAAGGAGGATTTACCTAGCACAGGAGAAGTATCGGAGACATATGGAAAATACGGAAGTATTTCCTCTATCTTCCGATCAAGCCACTTCGTAGCTCCCCAGCAACCAGCGTAATATAGTTGGTTACGAAGGGATACTAACGAGATGACCTCCTGGGCGTGCTTCAGTTGTGTAGGGAATAACCTCCGGACCTTGACTATACTAACGTCATGGCCTGAGTAATACTCCTTACCACAAGACTCTCTGAATCTTCCGATCCAGAAAGACTTGTCAAGACCCACCTTTGCTCCAAAGAGCTCAAGTGAGTCGACAACTGAGTGCACATAATCTGCGGGAATAATGATATCATCCCCGTAGATACGCACCGACCCGATAAACTCCGATAGGAGTGATCGGGTCAAATGGGTGTTGAGCTGTCGCTCAATCCCAACGAAGCAGCAGGTCAAAAAGACCATAGCCTCGATAGGGAAGCAGACAGCAGAACCCATAGACGCGAACTTGGCCAAGGGTATTATCCCATGGCCAGGAACGTCGGCCCGCATAGAACGTGACGCATCGATCGCCCTCTGCAAATGAGGATGGTCGTTTGTCATGTCCGCAACGAGCCGATAGGAGACACGATCGGAAGCATCGCTAAGATCTAGCGTTGCAAGGTTCCCGTGAAGGGAGCCCTCCTGAGCCATTCTCTGATTAGGAGTTTGGTCCAGGAAACCGAGAAAGGATCGAAGGTAGTCATCTCCTTCAATTCTATTCAGGATAGCCTCCATGAGTCCCTGCTGTACGTATTGCATAGCAGTGGGCTCAATGGCGATTATCCTAGGTGTCTTCTGTGTCTTAGGAACAGGAATTACCTTAACAGGTAGCTCCTCTCCGGGTTCTAGGATGTGAACATCGTCGTACTCTTCGTAGTATGACTCAGACGGGAAAATGAAACTCCCGAATGGGAAAACTTCGTCGAGACGACTGGTCCAAGTTCGTTGCTGGAACTTCTTGTTACCAAGAAGTCTATCAGCAGTCGAACCGGGGCCATGTTTAGGAACGATTCTACCGTAGTAGACATCACTGTCTACCTTGGCTAGAGCCGAACTAAACAGAACACGAGACACTCTATGAAAGTCATCCATATCGGAGCTTTCAATTGAGATAGCGTGTTTCGCCACATCCTCATCACACTTGATGTATCCAGACATGGCCTTTTCGATACGCTCTTCCGAGCAATCGATAAGGATCTTGCTGAACATCAACGTAAGTTGACGAACTGCAAGGATTGCATCCACATCAGGATCATCAAGCAACACACCACTATTGCGATCAAAAATCAGATCGAGGAAACCCCCAAGAAAACAGGGGAGACCTGCTCTCCACGAAAAACCGTGGAAAGAGTTGCGATCCACTATCCCAAGGTTAAGGGCTTTTTGAAAGTCCTTACCAAAGGAAGGTAGAGAGATTGTCAGAAATGACAAACCCTCGCATTTTGATCGTGCCAGGACTGTTTTATAGTCCTTGGTGGCGCTAGTGCGACATCTGGTCGCGTAGTCATTTGCGACCATTTTCCAGAGCGCAGTCAGGCTTTTCAAAACTGCCTCCTTTCAGAGGTTAGTTTTCCTTAGCCATGACTGTTTGCGGCCTACCTATAACCTAGAATACTTTCTAGAATAAGGTAGAACACATCTGGGTCACTGATTGCATGTATGATAATGGCAGCAAAAAAGACTGCCACAAACATGCACCTAACCACCAACCTATTGTGCATGGTAAATGCACCTAGTGAAGGTGATGCAGGATACGCTGCAGCAAGTCCACAATGTGGGCGAGCTGACCAAGTACCGCATTCACATGCGCTACTGGTTCCTGATGAACAGGATATGCGGGAAGGAGTTTCACTATCATGTGTTATCTCCTTCCGAGTTAACTCTCAGAACCAAGAAGTTTGGTAATGAGGACACTCGATCCTGCCTGAAGCGCTTCGATAAAACCATCGTATAGCGCTTTCAGATCGGCATTCGTAAATCCAGCAAGTGGCTCGTCGAACACGAGATAAATACTCGTGCTGACTTCCACATTTTGAGCTGGAATAAACGGATCTGCAGTGACCTTAGAGAGGTCGACCCGGATCACGCGTCGGATACGCTTACCATTACTGGTAGCGGCCGACAGCTTGATTAGACCGTCAGAACTCTCGTAGACACTTTCGAACTTCCCCGTAGAAACACGAGGCAAGCTCGTAGTGACTCCGGAGATTTTGATGGACTGTGGGTCGGCAAACGCCATGACACGCTCACTTTCAGAGTGCCGAATGGCACCCTTATTGGTGTTTTGCAGTGTGACAACTGCTTACAGCAAAAGGGTTATACCTAATGCCGCAGCTATGGCAATCTGGGTAGGTGACAAATCCTCCCCAGTAAGGCCAAAACCGAAGGGGCTTGCCTGTTCTCTAAATTTCGCGGTATAACACAGCGAAATAGGAGAAACAGCTGATACAGGAACCGGGGTCCCGTAAAGGGATCCGACACCGGTATAACTGATGCCGGAGTTCCCGATCATCGTATAGGTAACACGTTTGGAAACTTCTTCCATCATGTACCCATACGGCAAGGCGAGGCCGTAGATTGCAACGTTCTCTAGGTTTTGAATGACCTGTTGAGCGTTGGTAAACCAATCGACAGCCCAGCTAAATGGTGTAAGCTCCCACAAAGTGGAAGGAGTGATGGTAGTGCCGAAAAGTTGATCGGCATCAGAGCCAGCCTTAAGCATACCAGCCCAAGAGTCATTTTGGTCCGGAATGTGATAAGTGAAGGCTCCTGAAAACCAAATTGCTCGCGTAGTTTCCGTTCTACGCCTCACAACACCTTTGTTACCATTGGCGTTAAATCCCGCAATAGTGCTGTTACTATTAGCAATAGCACTTGGGAGATAATCGTCTTCGGTAACAGTTCGTTCCTTAGGGAAGCGGAATTGTCTACGGACAAGTTTTCCCTCATCCCGCTTGTACTGAACTAGTACATCGCGGGCTTTTCGCACGGCCTCGAGATGTTTTTCGACGTCGTGCTTAATTGGGAGCCACCCAAATGTGACATTCAGAAACTCATCTGCAATGCCAACATAGGGTGAAACTCGTCCTTTCAAGTACCGGAGTCCCGGGAGAGACGGAAGTCGCTCTCGGAACATTTCGGCCAAGAAAGTAGACGCATCCGCTACGGAATTAGTAGGAGAACAAAAGGATATAGCTTCCGCTCCACGCTCCTTGAGTGTGCTGTCAGGCGCACCCATGAGTTCGGGAAACAGAGGCTTACCTGATGTCTCTGGGTAAGGACTGATGAGAGTCCCTCGATAACGCTGGAAACGCGTTTCGGAGGCTTTCCCACGGTCCCAGAGAAGTTCAACTAGACGTGGATGATCCACCTCTAAGTATTGCTTCTCGGTCCGAAAAGGACCACCCAGATCACCGTTAAACTTTCCCCTCTTATACTTAGAAGGGAAAGGGTGACCTTCCGATTCAGTAACCTGAATCCCGTCCGTATTGTAGAAACGTGAATGATTTGGATCATCTTTCCAAAGAGAAGTCAATGTCGGGCGCGTTTGAAACGTGCCTCCCAAAGACGCTCTAGGGGCGATGACCCGTTCACGAATTTTCATATCGGATGGCAAGGAACAACTCCTTCGGTAGAATTCAGAGGCATATAAATGTCTCTGGGTGTCGTGCACTGCGTGGCTACTCCTTCTCAGGAG